CGTCGTAGTCTGTTTTCCGTGACAAACGGCTAGAAGCATTTAAAGCTCTCTCCTAGTAGCTTTCCCGGGATCACACCCCGGGCCGGTCGTGATGTGTCACAACCGGTAAGGCATCTCAGGGTAACGTACTCCTGGATACACAAGTGATAGGCCCACGGGAAAAGGCCTGTCTTCAACCGTATCTTTACGGCGAGCGAACAAATCGAATTGTTCTAGATTGAAAGTGTCGATGTATGGATCAAAATCGTCGGCATATAAAACTTCACCTGGCGAATGATTCTCAAACTGTTTCTCGAGACTGCGTTGCATAGCAACGTCCACGTTCCACAATTCCTCAACAATGGCACGGGCACCATCGGTGATAGGAGAGTTCAGCATCCTGTTGCGTCCCTCCTTGGTTTGATAGGAATCGAAAGCAGTCCGCAACTGCTCTAATTGATAGGTTGTGTGGTAGTAACCTCTCGTAAGTAAACGATTCATTCCTGAGCCTGAGACCCTTGTTGTCTCTCTCAGGACCATGCGAGAGAATGGGGCGAGTACTGGACACGTTGGGTACTGATAAAGCATCGACAGGGCCTTTGCCCTTATCAACACTTCAACCTTACCGGGGCGGAAATCAAGATACTTAGCCTTAAGCCACCCGAAGGCGACCAGAAAAGGCATGGGATCTCTCAAAATTCCACCGTCAGCAGGATCGAAAATCATACCACAGAACGAAGCCAGATGCAACTCATCCTTCTTCTCGAGCACGAGGGTGAGCCCGAGATCAGCAATTAATTGCGGATCTGGGTCTGGACCGTCCCACCTCATAAGACCGTCATCACCCTCAAAAACACCAACCATCTCCGCACCGCTCTTGTGAGCCAAGAACCTCATAAACAACATCGTGGCTAAGCCATTTGCGAGGGACGTATCCATCTCGCCCGACATTCTACGGGATTTAATTTGAGCTGTCAAGCCAGCAAAACTAATCTCATTAGTTCCACATATGGTCTTGTAGAAAAGTTTCATAAATGCTGGGCCATCAACAAGATTTTGTACCATGTGACCATAGAACTGGCCGGACACTATATCTTGAATCAGGGGTAGGAAATGACTCTCAAAGCAAGTAAAATCAGAAGCATAATACTTTGCATGAGGTCTCCACAACATCGCTTGAACCTTAGCTGCTCTCTCGGCAACAGGAACGTATTTCACGAAGCAATCCATACGCATAACCTGTTTCTCACACAGTTTAACGATTGGACCTAGAAGCACGCGGATCTCATGCCTCCTTGCATAGATCCCTCTGGGTGTTTTCTTTTTGGTGTACCACTCATCCTTCAGGAATGCAGCGACTTTGTTACAATAGTCGATCTTCCTTTGGTCCAGTGTTACACCATCATCAAGCTGGCCCATCATCTCATGAGCCTCTCGATACTTAGCTGCTTTTTCTCCAGGATAGCTCATAGAATCTATCCACTTCTCAAAACTGACGTCACTCTCCAGCACTAAGGGAGCGCAACATCGCTCGATTTCGCTCTTTACAAAGTCGGCAAACTCGAGTAGAAGTTGGAGTTTTGGCACGGGGTGTTTACTACCAACCCTCGCACCTGCAGCATTTTTCTTATTCACTACATCATTCAGATCTGGCACCCCGGGGGCTGAGCCCCTCAGGATATATCCAGTTGAAAACCGGACAGGCTTACGCCGCCTCTGAGCAGGCCGCTCTTCGTTAAACTTTGACTTAAAGTCAACTTCAGGATCCAATTTCTTATGAAAATCTTTTCCTTCAATGTTGTAACCGAAGAGCAGCCAGCGCGGATCTAATTCTGGTGAAAATCCGACTGGTTGACCAACTTACGTGTCTTCCAGGCATGTGCTTTCCAAATGCGTTGGCAGAAAACCGGCATAAAGAAATGGGGGTGTTCAGTTGCCTGAACGGCTGCAGTATCGTCACGATTAACACGGCCCAAGCTACCTACATAACGGGAAACCCGCACTGCAAGCTCTTCGACAGTCGTGCTATTCCTCGCTCCGAAAGTGGATAAGAAATGAAAAGGTGTCACAACATCAATTTGAAAGGTAATAACCTCATCAACCAACGTTGGAAAGAACGCCTTAACATTAGACGGCAGAAGCCATGCCAGCAGCCCACTCCTACGGGTAATGTCCCTGATGGAGTAATATTGGGCCCTGACCGGGGCTTTTCCGTGCTCCAGACCAAACATACGTTTGTCTGCAAACTCATCACCTTCACGCACAAATGTCGCCGTGGTGTCGAATTTAGGGAGGGTGCTGCGGAACCACTTCTTGTGCCTCACGGCACGCCAAGCGGTCAAACTAGCAACCAGCCAGAAAACAACAACGAAGAACGTTGACATAAGCACGAGCAATTTTGCGGCGAACTCATTATTAGGATACCAACTATACCATGACAGAAACCACATTAACCGTGGAATGGTGAGCAGATTAGAAACGAAGGAGGTCAGAACCAACCCAATGGCAACCTGTCCGGCCACCGTGAATCCAAGAAACACTTCGTCTGATACCCAATTGATAACGGGGGCATAATGACCGGGAGCTGATTCGAAAGGGACGTCATCAACATCCTCTCCAGAGTCTTCCGGCTCACTAGGGCGCTCCCCAGGGCTTCCCTCAGAACCCTCACCACGTAGACCTCCGTTTGAAGGACTCGCAGGAGGGCCGTCAGGGCACCCATCTGAGCTGTAGGCTGCATCTCGGCAACTTCCAACACCAGCCGCCGGATCCGGAAGAGTCGTGAGACTAATTCCGCTGGCAGCTCTGGCTTCAGATAGTCTTTGGAACGTGAACGCCATACTTTCCTTACGGGAAGGTACGTCTGTTCCATCGACTTGAGCGGCCTCCTTTTCGGGAGGTCCGTTATCAGTTGCCCCCGGGAGCGGTCTGCTTGAGGGCAGAATGGGGGACTTAGGGGTTTCACAATCACCAGAGGCCTCTGAGGTGACAAGCGATTCAGGACGCTTTGCGAGGCCTTTAACGAAAATATGAACGGAGTCATTTTCGATGGTGTTGTGAAATACGTTCTCCTTCAGGACATCCCAGAGTCGGACATCCTTCAATAGATCTTTAGTAGAACGAAAGTTGTAGCATCTCACACGTCTTGCTACTGAAGTCTTGCTGGAGGGGCAACCAACAGCAAAATCGACATATCTCTTCAAAGCACGGCGGTGACCATGCACAACAATTGAAAAACCCAGCGAATATTGCTCAAACAAGGCACAAGCTTCAGGAAATGATGAATCACTAACCTGGTTCTCGTGTTTCTTAATGAGAGCTAAACGAAGGGGCTTCGGAACGCGCAACAACATAGCGTTGTTGTGGAACACGGTCCTATTTGTCAACTTGCGGAGCTTGGCGACGAGCTTGGAACGCTCATCAAAATCGCCATGTGAATAAATATAAATCACTTTCTTATTAGGCTCGGGAGCTTTCACGGAGAAGCCCTTCATGAGGTCAAGAACGACAGGCCCTGTGTTGCGAAGAAGGCAGAATTCCGGATAACCGGGGATTAAGCCCACAAACGCAGGGTTTTGACTGCTGTCAAATTTCTTGCCCTCCCATTCGCCGGTCAAACTGTGGATACTAACTCCATCTAAAGACATAAAATTAAGGCCGTGCGAACGGATACTATTGAGAAGGGAACTACGTGTAAATCCATCCACCAGGGCAATCGCCCCGCGCTTAACGCAGAACATTCTGGTGTATGGACTATCAAGTCCTCGAGAGCCACCTAAAACGGTGTTCTCTTTAATCAGAGACTTGAGATCCTTGCGGGGCATCATCAAGAGGTCTGATTGCTCCTTCTTATCGTGACACACCACGTAAGGGAGACTTTGTTTTGAATTGGGCTCTTCGGTATGAACCGTAGCAGAGCTTGCAATATCTGATTCGTCGGTACCAACATTCGAGAGTCGTTTATTCTCGGGGAAGCTGGCGCTGGAGATAGCGTCGACAGGGGTTGACGGGGAAACTGAGATTTCCGAGGCACCGTCTGATCCGGAATCCTCCACAGATGAGGAGGAGGTGGATGCGTACGTTTGGTCACCGACCACTGGCACGAAGGTGGAGGCCTCACTGAATGAGGGCTGGGACACTTCGCTGTGGCTCATGGTGAAATCCGGGTCTACAACGGATTCATCGCTGCTGCTATAATTTGATGAATAGAGCGCGGCATAATTAAAATCTTGCGAGTCTTCTGACAGACTGGGAGATAATCTTAAGGAGTCGAAATAATTCTTTGAAGAATTAGATGAACTCATAGTTATTATTGGATCGAAACAACTAACGTGAC